TGTACCCCCGTTACTAAGTATAGGAGTGCTGAACATGAACCAACGAGAGGAAGAGTAGTTGTAAAGTCTTTGAGCCAGTTCAAAATCTGTCTCACCTTTGTATGTGGCTCCGAAGACCGAGGCTCTTGCGAATGCTTCTTGTGCATGTGTTTCTCCTTCCCAAAAATATCTATCTTTGAGTGTATCTAAACTAAATTTATCAAATGTTTTTTCTTTGTCGTAGTCTATTTCAATTCCTAAGTAAGGCTTAGTTCCTATTTTATCTTCAACCATTATCTTGTTCCTTGTTGTTTACGTAAATGGCTATTATAGCATAATGTATAATTTTATACAAGTCTAAATTGTTCTTTCCATCTTTCTTTCCAAACCTCATAGCATACTTCATAATGTTTCCCATACAAAAACCTTCTCCATATCCTGAATCAATTATCATATCTGTTGCTTGGTATTTACCATTGGCATAGTGTTGGTCATATGTATTACCTACATAAGCTTTTAGTTCGTTTAATATTTTATCTTCGTTGAATTTATAATTCACTGCTTCTCCACTCCTTTGGTAAACTCTCTTCGTTATACCATGTAAAATTATTTTTCTCTGCCCATTCAGCATGAGTTCTTTTAGTTCCATCTTTTCTTTTCTTTGCTTGAGGCATAGGTGCAAAAGGTTTTTGAAATAAAAATACTAATTCATAATCTTCAGGCAAAGCCTCCCTTATATGTATGTACTTACTAAACTCTGCGTAATCCCAAAACCTACCTTTAGCTTCAATTAAAATAGTTTTGTTATCTATTATCTTAACAAAGTCAGGTTCATACTTATGCTTAACAATATAGTCTATGTTATCCCAATGATGTTTCCAATCCTTAAGAAGAGTCTGATGTATTTCGTATTCCCAAATACTATCATACCCTTTAGGTACTCCAGTTTTTTTAGGTCTAGGTTTTCTTGGTACTCTTCTAGGCATTATCAATAGAAGAGTCGTAGTTTTTAACTAGCTTCCAATATGTTAAGATACTATTAAACATATTTAAATGTCTGTTATGAGATTCATCATCCCATATATGACAAGAAATTAATCCTGTATCTTTCCTATCAACAAAGATAGAAACTCTCTGTGGATTATCAAAGCCACAACCCTGTGCATAAGCAGACAACTGCATACCATGTTCATCATACACTAACTTAGATGGGTCTTTGCCTTCTAAGTTATCCTTAGTTTTAAAGTCTACAAAGATACCAGACTTAGAATATAAATCTATCTTACCACCATACCCTGAATCAGCACAGAAAGAATCTTCTGCAATCCATTCTTCATCAGGATAGTTTTCATCTAACCAAGCTTTAATTTTCTTGTAAGGTTTTGTTTGACCTAAACCTAAGAAACCTTTCTCAATTTGATAATGTATTTTAGTACCTTGTTTGGCAGCTTCCATACCTATCTTTTTAGAATCATGTTTACATCTGTAAGAAAAAGAGTCAAGAGATTCTCCCTCGTATCTCTCTAAAGTAAGAGCCGAGTTGAGTGCTTGATTTATTTTCCAGTTTTCTAATGAGGGTTTAGCTATCATACCTAGTATGGTAGTGACAGAAGGAACTAAGTTTTCTTTCTTAGCATCTCTAAGAGTTGTGTTCCTTTCTTTACCATTAGCACCTATGATAGTATACATTGGTTCACCCTCTTGAGTATACCAATGTCCTGACTCAGACGTAAATTTATTATAGCTATCTAATTCAGTTTTGTCAATAAGTTCTTCTTTTTTATTTGTCATTATGTTTTACCCATCTTAATTTCCTTGTATCAGGTAAGTATAATAAATACTTAACGTCTGCTTTTATTTGTTTTTTAGTTCTTGTTGTTCTTGATGTATAAGAATCTTCAGTTCTGTAATCTCTTCTAGCAGTCTTAACATCTATTAATGTTATATTTCCTTTAGGGTCTCGAGCTACTAAGTCTATGAACCCATCACATCCACAGTTTTTAAATACTTCATAGCCATTATCCCATAACCAAGTGACTGCATAAAATTCTGCAAGGTCTCCCTTCCTGTTTGTTGAATGTTCTTTAGTGTGTTTCATACCAGTTCTCTCCTATTTTATATTCTCCTGTTAGAGGACAACGCATGTTAAAGTGTTCACTTGCTTTTTCAATAGCTTCAACTCCTAGTTGTCCTACAAATTCAGCTTGAGATTCTTTTACTTGTATCTGCCATTCGTCATGAATGTTAGCTACAAACTTAGCATCAAGAGCATTTAAGTTTATAAGTTCTTGTAATATACACATAGCTTTCTTCATAACTATAGCACCACCACCCTGTAATAAAGTATTGAGTGCAGCATGTTGACTACGTACATATATCTTACGACCATCTAATCCTTTGAGGAATCCTCGTTCAGAAGCTTTCTGTACTTTATCTTTTAAAGTTCTAAGTGATGGTAAGTTCTTGAAGAAAGTTTGTTTTAGTTCTTTACCTTTCTTTAATCCACCACCTGCAACTGAACCTATCTTAGCATCACCTGCACCATATACTAAGGCATATATAAATGTCTTGGCTTGGTCTCTAGTTTTTAGACCTGCAAGGTTTTGATTAGTAGTATGTATATCACCATTGATAACTTCTTCAATATAATCAGAGTCATCCATGTAATGTGCTAACATTCTAAGTTCTAATCCACTAGCATCTATACCTACAAGTTTATATCCATCAGGGATAGTCCAACATGAACGACACTCTTTACCATATGGACTACCTGCATTAGGTACTTGTGCCATGTTAGGATTTCTATGTGTCATTCTACCTGTGATAGTACCGTTAGGTATTACACTGCCATGAACTCTATCATCTTTAAGTTCATCTATCCAAGATGTTACTTGTGCTATACGCTTCTGATATAGTAAGAAGTCTGCAATCAACTTAGCTTCTCTGATGTGTTCAATCTTTTTGAGAGTACCTTCATCTACAATAGGCTGTCCTGTTGGTGTAAACTTTTTAGGAACCCAACCAAAATCAATTAGGTATTCTCCAATTTGTTTACGACTACCAAGATTAAAGTCAACTAACTTCTGCCTCATAAAAGGTTCAACACTTTGAGTTTTAATACAGTTATGATATTCTTCATCAGTCAATCCACGTTTAGATAACTCACCATCTTTTCTTACATAAGGTGTCACTAACTTATCATCAACTAACTTAGGTTTGAAAGTATTATGTACTTCATCTTCAACAGCAAGTTGCTTTGCTTTAAGTTCAGCAAGAAGTTCCATAGCTTGTTGAGTATTAAAAAAGAAACCAGTCTTCTCTTGCTCTTTCATTATCTTAGCTACACGATGTTCTAAATCTATACATTCTTTACTAAATATTCTACCTTCTTTAATAAGATAATTATATACAGCTTCATTTAGTTTAACATCTTGAATACAATACTCTAACATTTCAGGAGTATAGGAATCAAAGTCTTCAGGTTGTTCTTGTTTTAAACAACCAACACGCCAACCCCAAGCTTTCAAACTATGTCCGTTCTCACGAACAGGATTGAATAGTCTTGACATAACAAGTGTATCTTCTATCTTACAATTAAACTTAGCACCATATAGTTTTTCTAGTACAGGTATATCATAGCCTATAATGTTGTGACCTATAAGTGTGTCAGCTTCTTGTAAAAATTTAATACCTTCTTCTATCTGTGTGTTATCAAATGTATATGAGGTGCCATTTAGTTCTTTGGCTACAATACACCATACATTATTAGGAGTTAACCCATCAGCTTCTATGTCAAATATTATTTTAGAATTGTTCATTGTCAAATGTTTCCTCCTCTGATACTTCAAACAATCTACCTGTATCAGAATTATATCGGAGACCACAAGCTAATCCTGTGTCCCCTGTATATCTAGACTTTAGTACCCTTACTTTTGTGGTGTTAGCTTCTTCCGGATTAGTTGCCTGTTGATTTCTTTCCAGTGCAATTACACAATCCGATAGCTGTGCTATACCTTGTGAGCCTTTAAGGTGAGATAATGATACTTCAATACCTTGCTCATGTCCTTTATCACCTGCTGCTCTACGTAAGTGAGATACTAATATCATACCTACACCAGTCTCTTCAACAAGACTACGTAATTTATTCATTAGCATATCAATACCACGTCTTTCATCACCTTCATGAAGAACATTGACAAGCATATGTAAGTGGTCAACCACGACCCATTTACATTCACATCCTACAATAATATATCTAAGCTTGGCAAAGATATCATCAATGTCAGTAGCACCTAAATGAGAATGAATAAACACCCTACCTTTAGGTATAGTCTTATCAAACAAACTCATGAGGTCATCGTTTGTATAATTCTTACGCTTCTCTGATAAGTATATCCTGTCGTTAGCTTCGATAGATAAAATACCATCAGCAGTTCTTAGCCAGTTCTCTTCAAGTGCTACGATACCTACATTGTCTTCTGTATTCTTAATAAGCCAGTGTTCTAGTTCTCTTGTCACACTAGACTTACCGAGACCTGTGCCACCTGTAAGTGTGACCAGTTCTCCTTTACGCATACCATAGAGTTTCTTGTTCAGTCCCTCCCAAGGATATGCAATACTCTCTTTCTCTTCTCTATGTAGCCAGTCATTCTTTTGAGATGAAAGCTCCATGATACCTGAAGGAGTGTATGTTTTAGAGTTCCACCAAGCTTGGGTAAACTCTTGGAACTTCTTCTGTTTAAGCATTTCGTTTGCATCTTTGAATCCATTTGGGAATGACATGATTCTAGTTTTGTTAGGTTTAAGTATTTTAGCTACAGCTTTAGCTGCTTCTTTACCTGCCTTGTCATTATCAAAACATAGAACTACATTATCAAATGATTCTACAAATTCAATACTCTCTCGTATATCTCTAACAGCAGCCGAAGCTCCACGCTTTAAAGATACTACCGACCACTTACCTTGGAAGAGTTCATGTACTGCCATAGCATCACACTCTCCTTCAGTAATAGTCAGGTACTTACCACCTGTATTTCCATACAGTTGCTCTCCAAATAAACCTGTGTCCTCAAATGTTCCATTACATGAAAAGTTCTTATTAGCTACGAACCTTGTCTTAGTACCTACAATTTCATTACCATTAAAGTAAGGGTAGATATGTTGTGTCACATTATTGTTTCTATCCTTTACCATCTTAACACCAAACTTAGTTGCTGTGTTTTCAGAGATACCTCTGTCAGTCAAAGCACCATAAGCACCAGTGTATGATGTAAGGAATGTGTTATCGGGTTTTGGTTTACTCGTCATTTCAATTACCTTTCCTGTTGATTCATTCTCATAGTCTGTAAAGAATGTATTACAACTAAAGCATTTAGCAGAGCCATTCTCATTGAGAGATACAGCATCACTGCTACTACATTTAGGGCAGGGTAATTTGTGTTTAATAAATTGAGTTCTTTCTTGTTGCATTCTATCTCCATTAGAAATGTGGCTAGGCTTTTACACCTAGCCGAGTTATATTAAGATACCTCGTTTAAAGATTCCTCTTCAGTGGAAGTTTCTTCTTCATCATCTTGTTCAACCATAGCTTCAGGACTTTCCTTTAGCACAGCTTCAAGATTATTTTGATGACCTTGTGAAGCATAGTTCAAAGCTTCGACCAGCACATTCAAAGTACCTATCTTACTGATAGATACATTAGCACCTGCTCTTTTCTGCTCGTCTTCAATCTTTGAAACATCATAGACTGATTCACCATCATCATTTTTAATAGTAATAATCATATTAAAATTCCTCGTCATCATCAAAAAATTCAGAGCCATCAGATGATTTATACTCTACCAAGTCTACAATCTGAACAGCTTGTAAGTCGAGACCTTTCCCTGCCTTACCTGCATACTCCCAGTCGTATTCATTGTACTGGACTCTGACCTTAGAACCATTACCTACAGCAAGATTAACTTCCTGTTTGTTTTGGTCTAGTAATCTAGGTGCAACCCTGACCATTCCATTTGGTCCGTTGACTTTACGTTTGATTACTATAGCAGAACCTTCATCCATCTGCTTAATGGTATGTCCACGAGTTGCAAAGTCACTTGCAGTCTCTTCATCAACAACTAAGTTGACTGTGTACATAGGTTCAAATGTGGTATTAGGCTCTTTAATACTTGCCCAATACGCAGTTCCTTCTACTATCATATTTACCTCCTACGGTTTAGTTAATAGTTCGTTAAAAATTGAGAGAGTTTCGAGCTGACTACTCTCGGAGTCATGGACTGAAGCCAAACCAAATCGTTTACATTTGGAGATAGAGGGCTTAAAGTTCTTTGGTTGCTCGATGTCATGTTGCACATTGTATCAGCTTTCGTCTGTCATGTCAAGCATTATATCGTCTAATGTGTAAATATTTTCATTACAAAGCTTTACCCAAAACTCATCATTACTATTCCATCTTGTTTCATAAGCTATTTTATTTTCATAAAGCTCTTGTCCATGTAAAGTAATCCAGTCTGTAAACTTTCTATACTCATCTTTATTCATCTTTGTAAAACCTTCTTTCATTGTTCCTCCTTACCAGTTTCTTATTACACCAATAATTAAAACTATTAGTGTTGTTAAATTTATTATTACTAAAGCTGTACCTACGTCCATTCTAATTTATCCTTTTTTCTTTTATCATTATATTTAGTGACAATTTTACCACTGTTATATCCTGTAGTTTCTGTTGTCCACTTACCCTCTGCAAATCTAACCTCTATAAATTTTATAGAGTTATCAAGTCTTTCTTGTTCTAATCTTTCTTTTTGTTTCTGTACTCTATCAATGTGTTGAGTCATGAGCTAAGTCCTCTATTGTTTTAAAAGCATCAGTCAATACAGACTCGTCTATGTTTTCTTTTAAATTTCTCAGGTAGTCAATGTCCATATCTTTTACATCCCACACTTTACCATCTAAAGTTCTTGTGATTGTTTTGATATCCTCAACCATGTCTATACCTATCATACTATCTACAGCAGAATACACAGAGCTACACCAAGTCTTAAGACTATCTGATTCTCCATTGATTACTACATCTATTACGTATTCATCCATTGTCTGATACCTCCATCAGTTCTTTGTATGTTGTTATGTTTGGATATTGTTTTAAGTATTTCATTATCCACTTGTCTGTCATGTATGACATATGTAATTGCCCTTGACCAAAAGCATGTGTCTGTTCAGGAAGTAATCCCTCAACATTATCAACTGTAATAGTCGTGGCTTGTTCATCAGGCAATAAAGTTTGTAGCCACTCAACCTGTATAGGTTTGACTAGCTTTCTAAGTTTTTTAATTTGTTTTGCGTTCACACTAAACTCCTATAAATAATTTAATTAATCCTGTAAGTAATACAAAAGTTGCTACTGCATTTAATACTATCAATGCTCTATCGTTCCACATTAATCCTACTATAGTCCACATAAAACAACCAATAAAACTTAGCACTAAATCTATTTCAGGAAAGTTTTGAACAGACCTAAAACAAATTGCCAGTATTATAAAGCAACTAGCAATCCATTTTATATACCAATCGGCTGTCTTTTTTTCTACTTCCATGCTGTAAATTCCATATAAGGTATTTCTCTATGCGTTTCAGGTAAGAATTCTACCATACTTTTTACATCTTGTAAAGTCCAGTTAGTTGCTGTTGTTTCTCCCTCATCATCATGAGATAGTAACAATGCTTTACCTCCATAGTTAGCACCAATCTCTAACATTCTAAAGTATCTTTGATTGTCTATAAGTAAACCCTCATCATCAATATACATATCTTCATGGGGTGTAAGTCTTACACAATCAAAAGTTCTACATTCAACTAAAGAATAAATTTCTCTATAGTCTCCTGTGTATTCAGTCTCCTTGATTGTTTGGTCAAATGGATTTATTAGTATTGCTTTCATGTTATTTATTACCTCTCTTTACATATCTGTAAGTATCTGTATTCCATTCAGCATCTAACATCTCTACCAGTTCCCATTTAAGACTACTTAAATTATGAACATCAGACAACCACAAATCGTTTGTCTCGTGTAAGGTGCTTAACATACTTTCAAGTTTACCTATATATTTAAACATAGTGTCATACTCACTAACACTCATGTCAATAACTACTTTGCTTTTTAATATTTTAGTTTTCATATTATCTCCTTAGTTATGTTGGTTATAAAAGATACTCTCAGCTATAAAACTTAGTATCTCATCTCTATCATCGTCTGCATGTAGTTCATACAGATAACAAATTTCTTCTATATCATCTTCTAATAAACCTTTAGAGTCTTGCTCTAAAACCTCATCAAAGATTTGTTCTAGTGTTTGTTCATTGGTTATGTTAGTCATTCAATCCCTCCACTTTTTCCCAGTCCTCATCAAGTATGAGTACTTCTTCAAGTCCATGTTTGTAATCAACATTATCATCATACGCACAATCAATATACTTTTCTTCTCCATTTTTTAATTTGATATAAAGCTGTCCTCTACATACATCATAGTCATCTATATCATCCCAATCAATACCTTCATCATCTAAATCCCAATTAAGATATGCACTATATCTAGCTTCTATTTTTTTAGGTTTAGTTCCTTCTATCCAATCACTCATGTTATCTCCTTTATGCTGTTTGTATTACAAAGCCACTAGTATCTTTCTTGGCTTTACCTTTTGCTTTTAGACCAACAATTACATTGCTCTTATCTAAAAATCTTAAATCACTTTCGTCTCCATTGACTACCTCTCTACCCTTGAAATGAATAGGCATGTCTCCATTGAATACAACTGCTATGTTGTAAGCAATCTTGTCAAACAGATTAGCGTACTTCATATTAGCTTCTGAATAACTCCATGTCAAGTGATAGTTTTTA